GTGGTGGTGGTGGCGGTTTACCAACTGGGGATACAACAGATACTGCACCTAGTACTCCGGCAGGAACTCCTGATCCAAAAGTTGCAGAGCTAGTTAAACAAATTAAAGATTTAATGATGCTACACGGCGAACAAAATGATCCAACAGCGGGAGATAATCCAAATTGGGTACAAGCAACATCACATGCTCAAGCAGTATTAGATAAAGCTGAAAAAACAAATCCAGCTCAATCTAAAGCAGATCAGCAGGCCGCATTAAGTGATAAAACACCAACTGCCGCACCAAGTGGTGGCGGTGGTGCTGGAAGTCCTGCAACAACTACTACGCCAAAGTCAAATGCAGTAGATGTTAAAGGTGCCGCAGACTTATCAAAAGTAGGCGTAAAAGAAAATTCAAACGATGAATTAGCTCGCTGGTTAAAAATAGCTAGGGGTTAATATCAAAATGGCAGAATTCGTTCTGCCATTTCCACCTCTAAAGGTTGCATTAACAAAATAAGTAATATATAATAGGCATATACATAGGAGATTTACATGGCAGGTCGCGCATACGGTCCAGAAGAAAAGGCAAAACTAGAACGATTGATCAGTGAAGGTTCAACAGTACTACGTGAAGTTGAAGATTTACAAGAAGGCTTAAAAGAAACTGTTAAAGCAGTAGCAGAAGAACTACAAATTAAACCAAGCATTATTAACCGCGCAATTAAGATTGCACATAAAGGTGATTGGTCAGCCCATAATGAAGATTGGGAAGAAATTGAAGCAATTTTGGATATCACTAAACGTATCTAATAAGTATTGCTAGGAAAGGTCGGCGGGCCATAATCCGCATGAAGGTATTTGCAAGCCTCAAATTGCATGGAGAATAAAATTTATGTCTTATGTAGACGCATGGTTTGACCGAGAGAACGATATTGTTCGAGTGGTTGAACGTAATAAAAAAGGTGAGCGCGAGTTTCGTGATATACCTGTTAAGCACACATTCTATGTAAAAGATCCTCGCGGAAAATTTACGTCAATTTACGGTGATCCACTCACTCGTATCGTTTGTAAAAACACAAAAGAACTTAGAAAAGAACAAGCCATTAATAGTGGTAAAGAAATGTTCGAATCAGATATTAATCCAATATTTGTAACACTAAGTGAACATTATTTAAATCAAGATGCTCCTAAATTAAATGTAGCATTTTTCGATATTGAGGTAGACTTTGATCCAGAGCGTGGCTATGCAAGTCCAGACGATGCATTTATGCCGATTACTGCGATTGCTGTCTACCTACAATGGTTAGAAACTATGGTATGTTTAGCTATTCCGCCAAAGAGTCTTAAAATGGAAGATGCTAAAAAGATGGTTGAAGAATTTCCTAATACATATTTGTTTGACAACGAAGCAGATTTATTAGACATGTTCTTAGATCTCATTAAAGATGCAGATGTTATCAGTGGTTGGAACAGTGAAGGTTTTGATATTCCGTATACTACCAATCGTGTTACTAAAGTGTTAAGCAAAGAAGATACACGAAGATTTTGTTTGTTTGATCAATTACCTAAGCGTAGAGAATATGAAAAATTTGGTCGCGATAGTGTAACTTATGATTATATTGGTCGTGTACATTTAGACTATCTTGAACTATATCGCAAGTACACTTATGAGGAACGACATAGCTATCGATTAGACGCTATTGCCGAATATGAATTAGGCAAACGTAAAACACAATACGAAGGCACACTAGATCAGTTATACAACAATGACTTTAAAACATTTGTTGAATATAACATTAATGACTGTAAACTACTTGACGATTTAGATAAAAAATTAAAATTCATGGACCTTGCCAACACACTGGCACATGAAAATACAGTATTGCTACAGACTACGATGGGTGCTGTTGCTGTTACTGAACAAGCTATTATTAACGAAGCGCATCGTAGAGGTTTCCAAGTTCCTAATCGTACTAAGATGAGTGAACGAGATGACGATACTGCGGCAGCAGGTGCTTATGTTGCCTATCCTAAAGAAGGATTACAAGACTGGGTTGGTTCTTTAGATATTAACAGTCTATATCCCAGTGCCATTCGTGCTCTTAATATGGGCCCAGAAACAATTATTGGACAATTACGTCAAACCCGCACAGAAGAATACATCGATGCACAAATGGCCAAAGGTAAAAGTTTTGCGGCCGCATGGGAAGGAAAATTCGGCACCGATGAATATGAAAGCGTAATGGCTCAAGAAATCGGAACTGATATTACTATCGATTGGGAAAACGGAGATACAGATGTATTAAGTGCTGCCGAAGTATATAGACTTATATTTGAAAGTAACCAGCCCTGGGTACTTTCAAGTAACGGTACAATTTTCACTTATGAAAAAGAAGGTATCATTCCAGGGCTACTAAAACGTTGGTATGCTGAACGTAAAGAAATGCAAGCCAAACTAAAGGAGTCTATAAATGCTGGAAACAAAATCGAAGAAGAATATTGGGACAAAAGACAACTCGTTAAGAAGATTAATCTTAACAGTCTTTACGGCGCTATTCTTAATTCAGGCTGTCGATTTTTTGATAAGAGAATTGGACAATCAACCACACTTGTCGGACGTCAAATTGCCAAGCATATGGCGAGTAAAGTAAATGAAATCATCACCGGCGAATATAATCACATAGGAAAGGCAGTAATATATGGTGACACTGATAGTTGTTATTTTAGTGCTTATCGCACTCTACAGAAAGACATTGAGGCCGGACGAATTCCCTGGACGAAAGAAACAGTAATTCAGCTGTATGATCAAATAGGGGAAGAAGTTAATCAAACATTCCCACAATTTATGTTGGACTACTTCCATGTGCCCAAAACTCGGGGAGAAGTTATTAAAGCCGGTCGAGAGATAGTCGGATCTAAAAGCCTGTTTATTACTAAAAAACGCTATGCTGTTCTGTATTACGATAAAGAAGGTAAGCGAACCGATATAGATGGAAAAGCTGGCAAGATTAAAGCCATGGGCTTAGATCTTAAGCGTAGTGATACTCCTGAATTTATTCAAAACTTTTTAAGCGATGTTCTTGAAATGGTGTTGATGGGTAAACCCGAACAAGAAGTTTTAGACATGATCAGCGAATTCCGTATCAAATTCAAAGCTCGGCCAGGATGGGAAAAAGGTAGTCCTAAACGTGCCAATAATATTACAGAGTACGGCGCCAAAGAAAAAAAATCTGGCAAAACTAATATGCCAGGGCATGTTCGTGCCAGTATCAATTGGAATACTTTGAAAAGAATTTTTGATGACAAATATTCTATGGCAATTACAGACGGTGCTAAAGTTATTGTTTGTAAACTAAAACCTAATCCGTTAGGATTTACTAGTGTAGCATATCCGGTAGATGAATTAAGATTGCCTCAGTGGTTTAAAGATCTACCATTCGATCATGCAGAAATGGAAGCTACTATTATTGATAAAAAATTAGACAACCTTATCGGGGTTCTTAAATGGGATATCGGTAGTACAGAAGAAAAAAATACATTTAACAGTTTATTTGAGTTTTAATATGGAAATTATAATTGCAGGATACGGGTTTGTCGGTAAAGCAGTATATGAGGGTATTAAACATGCTCACACATTACATATTATCGATCCAAAATATACAACAGCAGAAATAGATCATTTTCCTTTTGCAGATGGAATAATCATTTGTGTAGGTACACCTAGTAACGACCTAGGAGATTGCGATATTAGTCAAATTACCAGTGTGCTAGATAAAACTCCAGCACATATACCAGTTTTGATTAAATCAACTATACCGCCAGACTATTTAGAAAAAATTGTAAAAAAATACAAGGATCACAGTATTTGTTACAATCCTGAATTTTTACGGGCGGCAACCGCAGTAGAAGATTTTAAAAATCAAACTTATATGGTACTGGGCGGAGATGACCCTGAAGGTTTTTGGCATTCAGTGTTTCAAAAAGCATTACCCGATTGTAAATTGATTTTTAATACTAGTATTACCGAAGCTAGTACAATTAAGTATGCTACCAATTGCTTTTTAAGTGTTAAGGTAGCGTTCTTTAATCAGCTATACGATATATGTGAACAAAACGGATCTGATTTTAATTTAATTCGACAAGTATTGTTACATGATAAACGTATTGGAAACAGCCATACTATGGTTCCGGGTCCGGATGGCTTACGTGGTTTTGGAGGAGCTTGTTTTCCCAAAGACACAAATGCATATATGCATTATGCAGATCGTATGAATCAGTCTCACACACTGGTCGAATCGGCAATAAAATATAACAAGAAGATAAGAAAAACATTGACATAGTCACAAAAACCTATATAATAAACAAACATGGAGAATCATATGAAAGACTTTTTACAAGATTTAGTATCACATACACACAGCTTAGGCTTTTTGCCTTTAGTTAAAATTTCAGCTTCTGAAAAAGAAACTGTTATTGAATCAATGGCTGAAGATCGTAGTGTTATTTTGAATGCAAAAACACATACACCTATCGAAGCATTAGAAGGTGTGTTTGGAATGCCTAACTTAAACAAACTGGATACACATTTGAAGTGTCCAGAATACAAAGAAAATGCCACTATTGAAGTTGTCAAACAACAACGTAATGGAGAAGATGTTCCAACTGGTTTACATTTTTCTAATAATACAGGAGACTTTGAAAACGATTATCGTTTTATGAGTATCGATGTAGTTAATGATAAACTTAAAACAGTTAAGTTCAAAGGTGCTAAGTGGGATATCGAATTTGCGCCGACTGTTTCAAGCATACAAAAATTAAAATTTCAGGCGGCGGCACATACTGAAGAACCTGTATTCCAAGTTAGTACAGATGACAGCAGTCTAGTGTTTAGTTTTGGTGATGCTAGTACACATGCTGGTTCGTTTGTATTCCATTCAGGTATTACAGGTAAACTACGTCAAACTTGGTCATGGCCCGTCGCACAAGTTCAAAGCATTTTAAATTTGCCAGGTGATAAAACGATCCGTATTGCAGATGCAGGTGCATTACAAATTGTAATTGATAGCGGCCTTGCAGAATACGAATACATTTTACCAGCGCAAAGCAAATAATGACATCATACCAAATACTTCTAGCAACAATAGCGTGGGCTATAATAGTAGTAGTGGTATATAGTCATTGTAATTGGGCTAATATTCAAGAATGTTACAGTATGTGGTTTACTCGTGAATACTGGACTGACTATAATATTGTAGATGCTCTCAGTTGGTTAGCTAAAGCGATCATTATTATACCTGGTCTTATATTTGGTGTTCAAATATGGCAATTATATTGGATCGCTTTAATAACTTCTGCCGCATTAATATGGGCAAGTTACAAACGTATAAGTCCTACTGTTGTAGGATTTAATACAATATGGTGCTGGATCAGTTGTATGGTACTAGCACAACATTTGGTACAATAATGAATAGAAATTTAACAGCAACTCAAAACGATTATGCTTATTTTTTACCAGCTACATCTGGTTTTTATAGCACATATATAGGTAAGCAACGATATACTCCGTATGTAGATCCTGCACGTATACCTGCTAGCTTTGGCCCCATGGGTATCGAAGCTATGAACTATCTCGACCCTAATGCGGCATTTTATTATGATCACTGTTTGTATTCAGCAGGTCATGCTAATTTAGATTTGTCTAAACCTGATCCAAGCGAAGATATGTTTCGTAACAGAGATCGTTCAACTAGTTGGGTATTAGGCGATTCAGGTGGATTCCAGATTGGTAAAGGTGTTTGGGAGGGCGAGTGGAATGATCCAAATGGGCCCGTTGTTGCTCAACGTATGGCGGAGGCTATTGCCAAAGGTGTTGAACTAGTTCCTCAATTACATCCTACTGGTCATCCTAAAACCGATAAGAACGGTAACCCAAAATATACTAAAATTGACCATGTTAAAGTTTATCAAGCAAAATTAGATGCGGCACAAAAGAAACGTGGACAAGTACTAGCTTGGATGGATGCACTTATGGATTATGGAATGGTACTTGATATTCCGGCATGGGTCGGTCGTAGCCCAGTTGGTGCTAAGAATAGCGGTGTTGCTGACTATCCACAAGCTGTGGCTGCTACCAAATATAATAACGAATACTTTATTAAACATCGTACAGGTGCTTGTAAGTTCTTAAATGTATTACAAGGAGAGAATCACGCACAAGCAGAAGATTGG